TACTGGCCGTGAAATGATGCAGATGGAGAATATGCTCAAGGCAATCTCCGGCGATACACAAACATTTAACAGCAACTTGAAGTTTGTAAAACAGACAGCAGATGAACTTGGTATTTCCATATTGGATATGGGACAAAGCTATGCCAAGATGTTTATGTCTGGTAAGGATAAGTTTGGTACTGACGTTCTCCAAAAGAGTTTTAAAGGGGCGCAAAGCTATTTCCGCTTGTTGGGAATGAGTGCTGAGAAAATCAATCTAGCCAACAAAGCTATTGAACAGATGTTCAACAAGCAGAAGGTGAGTTCTGAAGAACTGAAAGGGCAGTTGGGTGAACATGCTGCTGGTGTGATGCAATACTTTGCTCAGGCTGCTGGAACAGATGTACAAGGTCTGTTCAAGATGATGGAGAATGGGCAGGTTGGTACTGATGTTGTTGTTAAGGCAATGCAGGCTATGGGTGGATTTGCACAGTCCTCCCCTGAGTTCCAGAAACAACTGAAAATGTCGGCTGCTGCACAAGAACGTTTCAACAACAAGATGCGAGAGTTTTCCCAAGTAATGATGGAAAGCGGCTTGGATGAATTGTTGACTGAGATGTTTGGGTTGTTGAATAAACTGGTAACTGTTTTAACACCTGTGTTCAAAAGTATTGTCTCAATAATCAAGGCAGTTAAAGGTGCAGTGTCAGCCTTGTGGAAACTTAAAGAAGTAATTGCTGTTATTGGTTTGGGTTTGATGCTTACAAAGGTCACAGCAATTGCCGCCGGTATTCAGTCAATAGTGACAGTATTAAAGATTCTTGGGCCATTACTTGCCGGGGCGGCTGCTTCTGCGGCAGCGTTGTATGTGGCAATAGCGGGCTTCATCTATGTATTCTCATCTATTGATGATTATATGAATGGTGAAAAGAATTGGGTTTACGGGTTGCAGCTAATGCTCGAAATTGCAATGGCTAGACTTGACCAATTCCAAATGCGTGTTCGTATTTGGTGGAAGGACATGCAGGCTATGTGGGAAAGTTTCAAGCTTGACCCTATCAGTTTTCTCTTTGATAAAGCATTTGAACGCTGGTATAATATACAAGACCCCTCAACCCAGTGGATCATTGATGCTATGCGCAACATAAATAAAAACGGCATCACATTTGAGGGCGGTGTTGGAGATTCATACCCAAGTCAACCTAAGATACAGCAACCTAAGTTTCTTCCAAATATGATGCAAGATAGTCCACTCATCATCAACATCGACGCCAGTAAGGTTAGTGGTGCTCAGAATGACCCCGAGAAGTTTGGGAAGGCTGTAGGTGGTGAAGTTTCATCTGAACTACAACGGATAATGGGCGGGCTTGGTGCTTTTAAATAAGGTCAATCGGAGAATTGAAAGAAAATGATTTATGTGCTAAAAACACAGAACTTAGATGTTATCACATTTGATAGTATTCTTTCGTTCTCCGAGTCCTATTCTGGTGCTGTCACTTCCCAACCTATCGAGGATGGTAGTAAGATCAGTGATCATGTCATCACAGACAACTTGAAGATAAAGATTCAAGGGATGGTGACTGATTACAACTTCTGGAATCCATTGAAAGATGCTGCCAATGTTGCCGTTCCCGGTTATGATTACAATCGCACAGGTGCTATGGGGCTGACAGACTCAAATGGAAGTCCTGCATTATCAGATGCACCTATTCCAAGCGATTATGCTGGCCAAGACAATGACACAAACACTTCAGTAAAAGCTGCAATGGATGTTGTACGTCAAAGATTAATTGCTATTCAACGTGGTAAAGAAGTTGTTACTGTGCTAGGATATATCGTAAGGGAGAAGGATTCCCTCATTGTCAAGTATGAAAACTGCGTCATTACAGACTTGTCTTTCGATACCTCCCCTGACGGGGGGTATGCAATCTACCCCAACATCTCTATCGAGCAAGTGAACATTGTTAAAGTTAAAACACAGTTTGCAAACTCTCAAAAGATTGTAGAGGAAAAGGTTGCAAACCAAGCTGCTGGAGAAGATGGGAAAGGGAATAAGAAACCCGGAGGAGGGAAGGACAATAAAACCCCTGAAGAGAAAAAACGAGATGATGCGTACAGCAGGCTCAAAGATAAGCTGGACGAGGAAGTAGAAAAAACAAGGTGTCTTCAGTTGTGGGACGAATTGAAGGCAAATGGTCAAAACACTATACCTTGGTGTGCTATTAAATATGACCTAGCAGGTAAAGTTACAACACGTTCTATTACATCTAATCCGGCGGGGCTATGACAACATTCGCTATTATTCCGACATTTGTTGAACAGGACTTCTCGTACTCAACTACTTTGAATGGCTACGATGTATCTATCCGCTTCACATATAACAATAGAACTGCCCACTACCACATAACTGTTACAACGCGAGATGGTACAACTGTCTTGGAGGGGAGGAAGGTAGTCCCATCAAATCCGATTTCATCTTCGGAGATGTTTGAAGCTGGTTTGACAGGATACTTCAGACTAATCCCACTCAATGAAAATGCCGTAGACACGGAAGCAACCTTGAATAACTTACCAGAGAATTACATCTTTGTCTATATTGACTGATTGGGAGAAAGACTATGCAGGTAGAGAATGCTCAGTGGGGTAGGGACTATCTACTTACATTTAAGAATCCTGAAAATGGAGCACTGATCAGTATCAAAGACCTCCGCATCCAGTTTGATATTAGTTTGTACGTGGACAACAGGACTAATACAAACAAGGGTACTATATCTATATATAACCTGAAAGATGAAACCTTGTCACTAATCAATACAAGGTTTGGCACAATCACACTGGATGCGGGTTATCAAGGAAACATTAAAACCATTGTGACAGCAGATGTCATCAACATTAAGACATCTAAGTCTGGAGGGGACACTGTTACCACTTTTGAGCTAATACCCGGTTTTGTTAATACAGGTATTAAGCGGGTGGGTGTTACCTTTCCCGACGAAATCTCACTACAATCTGTTATTGAAAAGATTGCATCTGAACTCCAACTTGGTTTAGCCACTACAAGTAAAGGTGACTGGACAAGTATTAAATGTACATACGGCTATACGGCTATGGGTACGGGGAAACAAGTGCTTGACGATCTTGCAAAGACATATGCAATTGAATGGAATATTCAAGATGGGAAACTGATTGTTACAGATAGATATGCCACAAGCGAGAAAGCCGAAAGAGCCATTGTTCTTGATAAAGAAAGCGGCTTGATAGACATTCCCTTCATGGACAGTGAAGAGGTTAGTAAATCTGTAGGTCAAGCACTTGACAAAGAAGATGAACTTTTCATTGACCAGAAGAAGCTAAAACCTAAGAAAGATGGAACACAAAAACTTTCAAACAAAATAACCGTAGTTCGATGGGGAATGAGGGCAAAAGCATTGCTTAATCCTGAAATCCGGCCAAACAGTTTGTTTAAGGTTGTTACATCTAATGGGGTGTTTGACAACTTCTACCGAGTAAGAACTGTTAATTTTAAAGGTGATAGTCGCGGTGGTGAGTGGGTTATGGAGTTGTATGGCGACAGCGTAGATGCCACGGAAATGGGGAAATAGTATGGCAAGTGATTTAACTATTGAAAGCGCGATGACTGCTTTCTTTGAATATCAAATGCGGAATATGTATACAGCCATTCCCGCCAAAATCATGCAAGTTCGCAATGCAGAACAATGCAAGGTGGATGTAAAACCACTCATTGATATGGTATTTTCCAATCTGGAAACCCTTGAATGGGCAACGATACCCAACGTTCCAGTGATGTATCCATCTTCCTCTACATCCGCTATTACCTTCCCTGTTAAAGCAGGGGATGTAGTTTTGTTAGTATTTTCACAATCAGGGCTTGACGTATTTAAATCTGGAGATGGAACCCCACAACCCCCTAGCGACTACCGCACATTCAATATGAGAGATGCAATTGCTATTCCCGGCTTATTCCCATTTGGTTTGGCTATCAATCAACAAAGCAAGCGTACACTAACACACTCAACAGATGATGTTGTTGTAGCGCATAATCTTGGTACACCAGAAGAATGCGAAATACGGCTGAAGCCTACAGGGAAGGTTGAGATTAACGGAAATCAGATTGACATCTCCTCGTCCACACAAATCGATGGCAATCTTATCAATACAGGAAGTGTTACTGTTGGTGTAGGTGCTACTGGTAGTTTCACCACCCCATTAGGCCAGATTGTAACTGTAACAGACGGCATTATTACCAACATTATTTAAGAGAACAAGCATGAATCCACAAGGCTCCGGTGTTATTAACCTAGATCAGTATGAGAAACTAGGTGAGGATATTGACAAGGTTGGTAGCTGTGCGGAATTGCAGGAAACCGCAGAACGTATCCTCACCTCTCTGTACGCTGAAAATACAGCCATCCAAGACCAGCTTGATAAACTTGCACCTATTGCAGATTTACTTGAAGCCCCTGCATCTATTGATGATGTGCTGGACTGGATTACTGGACTGATTGATGGAGTGTTGACACCCTTGTATGCGCCAGCCCTTGTCTACCCGACACAGCTTGCTGCAAGGACTGTAGCAATCACTACCTTGATTGACAAAATAAACGATAAGGCAAACCAGTTCCAATCTTGCAGCCTAACCCTTCCAACCCCTTAACCCTGCATAGGGAAATAATAGTTGTATGATAAGGGGTAGGGTAGTATAGGTAGATGATCGTTTATCAATTTGCAATGCAAGGGCTATATAAGATAATGAGAACAAGAGGGGATGTGAACACACATGGACATTAAACTAGATGAAGATGGGGACATTTCTCTTGTTAGCGGGGAAACACAAGTAACAAGTATCGGTGCTGAAGATTTAGCACAACGGCTGCGTATCCGATTGAACACATTCCAAGGGGAGTGGTTTATGGATAACACGTTGGGCATTGACTGGTGGAATCGGGTGATGGGGAAGAACAGAAGCAAGATGGCAGTGGATGCCCTTATTCAAGATTCCATCCTTAAAGAGCCAGATGCGTTACAGATTGTTTCCTACACATCTTCCATTTCTGTTGATCGTAAGTTTAGTTGCTCGTTCCGTGTGAGAACAGAAGATGGGGCTATTTCTTCCGCTATAACATTTGTGCTGTCGCCAACCAATTAAGGAGAATATACGTGGCTGGACTTTCTGATACAGGCTTCACGGTAAAACGCCTGAATGATATTATTGCTGAACTGAAGGCTAAAGCAGAAAGTGAGTTTGCTTCTCTGGTTGAGCCGGGTGATATTGTAAACACATCTGATACATCTGTCCTTGGCAGGTTTATCAAACTGTTCTCCTCTCCTCTTGCAGACTTGTGGGAAGTGGCACAGGATGTATATTCTGCATACGACATCAATCAAGCCTCTGGCAATGCCCTTGAGAACATCACGCTCACTGGTGGGGTGGCTAGGCTTAGTGCTACGGCGTCTTCTGCTACATTGGTTTGTTATGGGGACTATGGGACAGTGATTCCGGTGGACAGTAATGTTCGCTCCACATCCACTGGTAAGGTGTTTAGTACAGACAGTGAGATTACATTAGATGAAGGGTTGTGCGTTGCAGTACAAATTGCTCCAGCCGCTGTTGCCAATTCTACGGCTTATAGTTTTACCTATCAGATTTCTGGTATCAATACTACTCCTGTTACTGTTTCTATCACTTCTGATGGGAGTGCTACTGAATCGGAAATTGTCAATGCTATAATCACTGAAGTTAATACCAACCACGACACCTACTTAACAGCTACGTTGGTTGGAAGTGAAGCACTTATCCAAGAAGTGAATCAAGGATATACTTGTACATTTGATGTGGGTACAGATTGGGATATTAGCAAGGTGAAGAAAGGGGTGAGTGCTACATGCACCGAGACTGGCCCTAATGCTCAAGCCGCCGATACAATTCAAAGCATTCAATCTCCTGTTATTGGATGGGACACTGTAACCAATCCGTCCGCTGCTGCTCTTGGTACCAATTTGGAAACAGATAGTGAACTGCGTACACGTTATGCCTTGGCTAAATTCCAAGACAGCTTAAACACCTATGAAGCTATCTACGCTGCTGTCCTGAAGGTTGAGGGGGTGGAACAAATCATCATTTATGAGAATGAGACAGATGTGGCCCTAATTTCCCCGCCAGTTCCCGCCCACTCTTTCTACCCGATTGTGCTGGGTGGTAGTAGCGTTGATATTGCTAAGGCAATCTGGGACAACAAACCTGCTGGTATTTTGAGTTACGGAACTGTTACAGAAAGTGTTGTAGACAGTCAGGGTGTGAGTCACGATATTTCGTTTGACCGTCCTACTGATTTACCAATCTACATCGAAGTGGATGTAACTACTGATTCCACTTATCCTATCAATGGGGATGACCAAATCAAGCAAGCCATCTATGATTATATCAGTGCCTTGAAGATTGGTGAGGATGTTATTTACAGCCGGCTGTATACACCAATCAATACGGTTGCTGGTCACTACGTCACTGCTTTGAAAGTGGATGATACTGACCCGCCCGTTGCTACAACTAACGTCACTGTAGATTACTACAAACGAGCCACCATCACTTTAGCCGATATTGTTGTAAACAGTTAATCTTGGGAGAAGCACAATGACAACGAATGCTTTTACTGAGATTGATTATCTGGCAGAGGGGAGAGGAAGGGTTACTGAACAATTCAAGAATAAGCCAGTGTTTGATGCCTATCTTAAATTGATTATGGATGCCCTGAATGAACTTCAAGATGTCTATAAAGATTTGATGCAACTACGCAGTATTGACACTGCCACTGGTGCACAGCTTGATTTGATTGGAGCTATTGTTGGGCAATCACGGACACTGGTGAACTATGATGCTTTCCCTTATTTTGGATTTGATGGGGCAACGGCTGCTGAAACTTTCGGAACAGTATCTGATGGCGCGGCTGGTGGTTTGTTTCGTAGCGTTAATCAGGCAGAAGGTGCAAGTGCTGAAGTTGATGATGAGACATATAGGTTTCTGATCAAGGCACGTATTATTGCCAACACAACTAGAGCAACACCTGAGGCAATTATCAGTGGACTGAACTTCGTGACTGGTAATGCCAATACGTCCATTGTAGAGCAACCAAATGCCCATGTCACATTGGAAGTACAGAACAACCTAACAGATTTCCAAGCCTATTTCCTTCAAGGGTTGAGTGAGCAAGGAAGTATCATTCCCATTCCCATTGGTGTTGCCGTTGATTATGTCTTCTTTGAAGAGGACTATTTTGGTTTCTACGAAGACCCGAAGGCAAGCACACTATCCGCATTGGAGACGGGGTACGGGTTTGGATATGGTCTTGGGTATGGAACAGCTGGGGCGGATGCAAGTGTTGGCGGATATATCTCCGATTTGCGATAAGTGATTTGTGACAAGTAAAACAACAAATATTGAGGAAGAATGAAATGACAGCAACAGTTGGCGCTAATTTAGGAATGAATTATGCTTGGGCAAGTGGTGAAGATGGTTGGAATGTCGGGATGGATGCCAACCTTCTTAAACTGGACAGCTTGGTTCAACCCAATGTTATTGACAGCACAATCAACACCCCTCCCGGTAGCCCCACAGTTGGTGATAAATATATTGTCGCCACTGGTGGCTCCGGTGCTTGGAATGGATTAGACGCTAAAATTGTCATCTGGTCTGGTAGTGCTTGGGTGAGTTATACAGCCAAAGAAGGTTGGATGACATATGACCAGACTAATAGTTACTACCTGAAGTGTACAGGCAGTGCTTGGGTGCAAGACCCTTTTGGTGATAGGGCTTATGCAGAATCCTTTGTCAATAATGAGTCTCAGACATATCGCTGGTTTGAGGATTTTATTGCGTTTGGTGGCGGGACTGGACAAACTCAAGCACTGACGAACTTACGCTGTAGTAACAACAGTATGACTATCGGTGCGCCCTCATCGGGCTTTTTTAACGCAAACATATCTGGCGCAGCCCACGCGATGGGATGGGGGCAGATACAAAATTACTCACTAGCGACGGGCCTTGCCGGGTGCATTCAAAACTACGACGGGAACTCCAAAATCCCTGTAACAGCATCTAAAGAACTGGTATTCGCTGGCTCCTTGGATACTCTGCCGACAAACACACCAACTACCGATTGCGTGCATCGTATCGGCATGTGTGGAGCTTTCCTTGGTGTGCAACCTAATCCTGTTGGGCAGTCGCAAGGGGCATCGGTGTATTTCCAAGCCGACAAAGACGGGTTTTGGAAATGCTTCAGCGGCAAGGCTGGCGCAAACCAGAACACGACAACAGGCGTAGCAACCGCTGTGATGACGTATATCTCCCTGCGTATTGTCATCGCAGTAACTACAGGTGTTGTGTATTTCTACATCAACGGGACGCTGGTGGCTACACATGATGCGGCAGGCGCTGTCCCGTACGAGCAAGAGTGGTACAGGTTTATTGCCTTGTACAACCAAGGCGCGGGGACTTTTCCGTCCGCTGGTGGGTTAAGTGGTCTCGGAAACCTGTACATTGATGCGTGGGGACAACTCATTAGAGCTGGCGCTGACCGCACCAATCTTCGGTTTTTGACTTAAAAAAAAAGGGGGGAGTAACAAATGTCTAAAGAAACACGCCCGGATTACACCTACAAGTGGGCAAGCACAGGGGACGTTGCAACCCCGAACAACAGTAAGATCAGTCTCGGATGGATTGTAGAAAAACCGCCTATGCAATGGTGGAACTATATCGAGAATCGTCAAGACCAAGCTATCTCCTATCTGTATCAGCAAGGAATCGCTGAATGGGACAACAGCATTGAATACCAGAACGGCAGCAGCTTTGTCTCTCGTAGCGGAAACATCTACGTCTCTATTCAAACAGGGACAAATAAAGACCCCACCAGTGAAACGGCTTACTGGAAACTGTATGGTAAGCACTTTGTAGCCGCTCCTGCTTCTGCTGGTGCTACGGGTACGTCTGGGGATTGGGCTGTAGATAGTGACTATATCTACGTTTGCACAGCAACTGACACGTGGAAGCGTGCCGCGCTTGCTACATGGTAATTTGGAGAAAATAAATGGCAAAAATTACAAAGCCCGATATTAGTATCCAATGGGCGCAAGCGGGAAGCATTTCTGTCCCTAGTGATGTAAAGAAACAGCAAGGCTGGGTTGTTGAGAAGCCAGCTAATGAATATATGAACTGGCTTCAGAATCGTCAAGACACAGGGGTTGCTTATTCCTATCAAATGGGGATTAGTGAATGGGATAGCACTACCGAATACCAATATGCGGCGGGATATGCAAGCTATGTTCAATATAACGGGGTTGTGTACAAAGCAATTCAAACGGGAACTAACAAAACCCCTTCCACTGAAACTGGATATTGGTCTCGTGCTTTTGATGATTATGGTTCTGCTTCCACTGTTAATTCTGCCCTTACAAGTCATATTACCAATTATGGAACTTTGGCTTCTCTGAGCAACGTTACAACAGCACGTTCCAATCTGTCTGTATATTCAATTGCTCAATGTGATGCGGCATTTGCCCCTATTGCTGGTAATAGCGCACAGACATTCCTTGTTGGCTCTGCTTCTAGTGCTAATCACGCTGTCCGTAAGAGTCAGTTTGATGCTAAAACTGGACAGGCTACAGAGACAACAGCCGGTATTATGGAATTGGCTACACAAGCTGAAGTCAATGCTGGAACAAATGATGTAGCTGCCATTACACCATTAAAACTGATGTCAAGTAACTACACACCTGCTGGCTGTGTAAACGCTTTTGCCGGGACATCCCCGCCCACAGGTTGGCTTGAATGTGATGGCACTGCTGTGAGCAGGTCTACATATGCTACGCTGTTCGCTGCTATTGGAACTACACACGGTATTGGTAACGGCTCTACTACATTTAACCTCCCTGATTTACGAGGTGAGTTTATTCGTGGATGGGATAACGGAAGAGGGGTTGATTCTGGTCGAGGTGTAGGTACTTCGCAAAGTGATGCATTTAAGGCACACACTCATGATTATAATTTTACAGCGACTGCTGTCGGAGATGCACAAGCAACATCCAATGCTATGTATTATAGTGGTACAAAATCTAGTACAACATCTACAGGGGGTTCTGAAACGCGCCCACGTAACGTAGCAATGATGTACATCATCAAGACCTAAAAACAAATAGGGAACATACAACATGACAGCAATTCAACTAACCGAAGAACAACTGAAACGTTGGTTCCCTAAATGTAAGGAAACCAGAGACTATGTAGCAGCTTTCAATCAGCTTCTCACCAAGGATGGAATCAATGCCTCACCAAACCGTCTAGCTGCCTTTCTAGGGCAGTTTGGACATGAGACAATGGGGTGGAATAGGCTGGTAGAAAACACCAACTATACGTCCCCCGAGAGGCTGATGAAGGTGTTTCCAAGCAAGTTCCCTTCCCTAACACTGGCCAAGTTGTATGTAGGGAAACCTGTCAACATTGCCAATCGCGTCTATTCTCTTAAATACGGGAATGGTGATGAAAGAAGTGGGGACGGGAATAGATACAAGGGGAGAGGGGCTTGTCATCTGACATTCAAAGATAATTATAAATCCTTCTACAAAGCTACAGGCGTAGATGTAGTTCAACATCCTGAGTTTCTGGAAGAACCTTGGTACGCTGTCCTAGCTGGTGTCTGGTGGTGGGAGAGTAGGAAACTGAATGAGAAGGTGGATAAAGCCGATTGGCTTGGTGTAACGAAAGGAATTAACGGTAATGCTGCTTTAGGTCACACGGAACGCGAGGAATTGCGTAAACGTATTTATCTTGACCTGACTAAATAAAAGGGAGACGTAGAGGAAATGAAATGGATTGAGTTTATTCAGAAAGCCATGTCTAATGGCGATTCCCCATCAACCAAGCGTCTAGGCTACGTCACTGGCGTACTTGTTGCTTCTGTCGTCTCACTTGTCATGTTAGGTATTATCGTTGGCCTTAGTATTAATGTTCCTGCTATTCAGTTTCAGTTTGTATATTCTACACTGAATGAAACAGTGCTGTGGATTATTGGTTTCTTATTGGCTGGCAGCAGCATGGCATATGTAGCCACTAAGAAAAGCGAAGGAGACAGCAAGCCATGACGCCAGAACAGCAGCAAGATATGCTTAATCGACTTACTAAGCTGGAAACAGAGAAAGAGACAGACGCTGTTATCTTCTCAGGGATTCAGAAGATATTGGCTGACATTCAAGGGAAGTTGGACAAGGCTATTGTCTATAACGAGAAGCATGACAACTTGAGTAGGGCAGTGGATGAACTGCGGAAGGATTACGACCTGAAGAAGCAACAGATTGATTTAGGGATGGGATGGTTGAAAGGGGCTTTCGCTGTAGGTGGGGTTACTGTGGCAATCATTTCAGCTTTAATGCTGTTCATTGCCAAGGATGGGATGAATACAATCAAGGTGCAGGAAGGAAGGATTAACGATATTCAGCATCAAACGGCTACGCTTGAAACAAGGTTGAATGTGGCAAACCCGAAGAATCCATAAGATGATGAGGGGGCTTACCCGAAGAATCCCTAGGAGTTTCTCTTACGAGAATAGGGGCCAATAAAACAGCCCCTTTCAAGGCCAGCGATTGTTCTGGTCATAGAAATACAACATCATCAGCATTGCAACCACTGTAGAAGTAAAGCCAATGAAAGAGTGTAGAGTTTCTAGGCTCATTACACTCAATACAGTTTCAATCATTCTGGTTCCCCACTAGATTCACTACCCTGCTGATACAACAATGCGGGGGGGTTTTTCTCTGCATCAATCATTTGCAGCTTAGCCATTTCCATCCAAAAGCCAATAGTTGTAGATGTGTCATTGTTTGACTCCTTTATAGCTGCTTGCATAGCCCCTCCCATCAACATCCCGCCCAAAATAGCTGTGATAAACATCACACGCTTGTCTTGAATATACGTCTGACACCAGTATCCAAAGATACCAACATAGACGAAGATTCCAATCAGGTACACAAACTCTAGCATTTCAATTCCTCTCTATTTCACAACAACGCCGTCAATACAAACACTATCATCCTCTCTCAGATGAATCCCCATCAGATTGCTCTTAGCAATCCTGTCAAACTTGTAGAAGAACTGTGTATCTTCTGGCATGTCTATATTCTCCTTCCGTATCTCCACCATACTCTTCCCGTAGAACCGTATAATGTACTTAACCAGAAT